AACAAAATCTTTTGTGAATTGCAACCACTCTGGATGATCTTTTTCCATTTTTTTGAAAACCGATTCGTTCAGAGACTCTTTTGTCTGAATGATAGGATATTCCTCTGGAATATTTAATCTATCCTTAATTGCGTTGTACGCCTTTAGATCAAGACGGCGATTCGTTTTATGTGTGACGGTAATCTTTACGCTTTCGCCGGTTAAGGTTTTTGCGCCTTCATTATTGTTTTCAGCATGCGATGCGATTTGCTCATTTATTGAATCAAGCTGTGATTGCAGGTCGGCGATTTGTCGCTTTAAGCTCAGGTGCTGTTGAGCTAATCCTTCTAGTTGGTTCACTTCTCCACCTCGTTATTAGCAATTGTTACAAATTCACACGAATAGTAAACCTTCTTAGGTCTGCCACCGTTCTGCACATTCTGAACTACGATTTGCTCACTGTCAACCAGATATTTAATTATTTCTTCGCGCTCATTGCCGCGAACAGACTTAAACGGCGCAATCTTCATTAGCGCAGAATGCGACACGCCTTTACCTTCATGCTTGGCAATCGCCTTGTACGCGTCTCTGTATTGAGCCTCGTGGCGAGTTTCAACAAGGTTAAAGTTAACCAGCTTTTCAAACTGTTCGGCATTGTAAATAACATACTCAATCGCCCACTTAACAGAATCGGCCTGCACTTCATTGCTTTGTGGTCGCTGTGCTAGCTCAACGATTAGCGCATAACGCATAGCCTGCTCAACCGTTCGAGAATATAGCTCATCAAGACCATGTTTTTCAAGATCGTTTTGCTTTTCAATAATAATGTCTTCGAATTCGCTAATAAGTCGTAACGAATCATCCGTAAAATCTAGTACGTTTTCAGACGTTTTGATATTAAAAACATCTCTCAACCCTGCGCCTAAGCTGCCAGAGCTTCGATTACGCGATGTTTCTGTCCAGTTAAGCACCGACTGCGGTATGGGACGATGAGTAATTGTCTGCATCTTCTGACGACCTTCTTGAGCCTGCACGATGGTGAAACGGTTAATAAAGCCGTCCTGAATCATTATTTTCGTCATTGATTCCATAAGCTTTGCAGGCGTAGTCATCCCAAAAACAGATACGAATGGCTTTTGCACAGTCAAGTCTACCGGATCTACTTCTGAATCGCCCTGTACTCCGCTTTTGTATTCCCCCATACGTGAGTACTTCTCAGGCAAGAATGTTGATCCACATAGGCCATAAAGCTCCATCAGGCTAGATCGAACATCAATCTTGTTCTGTGAAGCGTTGCGACCATTACCTGATTCGATAAAGTGCCCTATCTCGTCAATCTGAAACTGGATGCGCGGACATTCGATCAGCGCAGTGCTAATTGCGCCCTTTGATGTGGGGCTACTGCTAACAACTTTCGATTGACCAGTACTAACTAAAATATCCTTGATCATGGATCGTGGTTTTTCTTTACCGGCACCAGTAGGTGCTACAACAATCGTGTACGTACCTGTGTAGTTATCTTGGTTTGTCCGATAGTCTCTACCTAAAACCGTTCCGCAGTAGGTTAGCGCAGCGGCCAGAGAAGGCAAATACAAAGGCTTAGGCGCTTGGCTCATGATGTAGTCAGTAACAATGCCAATCATGCCAGGCGCATTCTTTAGTGCGTCGGGGATTTTATTAGACTTGTAAACAGCTCCGTCGTCTTTCTTGATTTCAAGCTGCTGAACCTCACCTTGTGACATGCGATTAAGGAATGGAGTCAGGTCTACTAATGTTTCGTAGTTTCGCTGCCATCCTGCCTCGTGCGCCATATGGAAAACGGTACCGCCTGTATATTTAGCGCCCCCATAGATGTAATTGGCAAAGGAATCCCATTTGTACCGCATCTGGCTATCGTCATGCTTTGGACCTTTTTCAGACCACTCAAGCCAAAGGTTAAAGCCTACTTCGCTACCTGACGTCTCATGATGCAGCGCCATACCTATTGGAAGCCACGTTTCATCGTATTCAGTGGTGTCGTCATTAGGAATAGCATCTAATGCTTCGCGTAGTTCCGCTATTTCACAACTGCCCGGCTCACTGTTTTGTTCACTAATTGAGTGGCGACGCTCGATTATTTCGATCAAATCTTGAGGAGCATTTGTTAGTTTTGCAGGGTCAGACTTTTTTGAGTATGGGAATGTGTAAGAGTTCCCTGATTTGTGCATGCTGTTAGGCATAACAACAAAACATCCAGAGCTTAGAAAATCAATACCCGGATACTCTTTGACTGTTTTCTTAATCTTGATTTCTTCATCTTTAGAAAACCAGTAATGGCGCGATCCGCTACCACTACCGCTATCAACGATAAAAGTGCAAGAATCCTCTAGCTTTTCGCCCAAGTCAGTCTCAAGCTTATCCAGAGATGCCAAGCCGCCGTTTTTTGTGTCAATGTCAACAATGACAACATTGCTATCAAGAACAACACCCATTCCGTGGCGAACCGTTTCTGCATCGAATAAGGCTTCTAAAGCGTCCACTGTCATTACTGGCATTTGTGCCCACTTCTTACTGGACGGATGCTTGCCAGCGTTTTTGCAGTCATCCCATCCACACCCGCAACTACCATTTGCATTAATTGGATGTAACCGCATTACACGGAATCCAGAATCTGCAAAATCTAGCGCAGTCTCCCTGAGTGTGTCCAAGTCAACAGACTGGTCGTAAATATTTTTCTCCATCTCGTAACCTCTTAGATTTAAGGATTCTGCAATCTTATTGGTTTTTGTTGTTCGTTGCAAGGGTTGCGATCATATCATAAGGCTTTTTGCTTCTTATTCGGGCTTTCTTGTTACTAGTAAGTCGATCAAATCGTACAAATATTAACCAACAAAAAGGGACTTTTGGCGCGGCTGGACTTTTGGCACTTTTCAATCGCGTCATTTCTAGCCTTAGTGCCACGGGCTTTTCACCTTTTCACCCTTTTGGAACTAAACCCCCTAAAGTGTTAATGTGTGTAAGTGTATAAATACCCTTACAACCCTTAAAGAGGGGGTGTGTATAGAGTGTGTATAGAGAGTATATAAATATATAGAAATATATATTTATATATATAATAATAAGTACTATAAGTATTTTTTATAGAAAAAGTGAGCGCTTACTAACCGCGTGTGTTAATACCTATGGTTACTTGACCAAATTAGTCGGGATTAAACTTTTAGCTCAGATTTTCGCGCTAAAAGGGGTTCCAAAAGGGCTTTTAGTAATTTTTGTTTTTCTGTTGTGTTTTTTTATTTACTTTGCGGCTTGGCGGGTGTACTTTGTAATCAAATAACTTGAAGGATAAATAAATCATGGTAAACGCAAAATACATTGCACAAAACATCGGAAACGCTTTGTATCTAGGTGTGAGATACAAAATGCCAAAACTAAAGAATCACGAGTTAAAACAAGTGCTCGAAATTCTAAAGCGTGATAACATCAAGCAATCAGACATTCTTATGAGCGGGCTAGTAAATTGATTTTCTGTAGCATAGACCCCGGAAAGTCGGGGGCTTTATCAATTTTGAATACCGATTGCGAGCTTGTTGCAATTATCGACATGCCGCTGATCAAAAACAACTCTCAGACTTATATCAATGTGTTGAAGATTGTTGATTTGCTTGAGGCGCATAACGTCAAAGACGTGGTGATCGAAAAGGTTGGTTGCCAAGGATCTGACTCTAAGCAATCAATTTTCACCTTTGGTAAAAACACCGGAGCCATGGAGTCGGCGGTCGCATGTGCTGCAAGCAACATTCAATACATTACGCCTCAGAGATGGAAGATCGCTACAGGCTGCATCAAGAAAGACAAGAAATACCCAGCTAAACGATGTTGCGACATTTACGGATCAGATTTGTTTACCGGTCCGCGCGGCGGGCTACTAGATGGTCGTGGCGACGCTGTAATGATTGGTTTGGCCGCAATAAAGTTGGGTTTGATTAAGTGATAGATAAAGTTAATTACATTTATCAGACGCTAGAAAAGATAAAATTTCCGCCATTTTTGATTAATGGCAAAGAGTATAGTATCGGGTATTGTGAGATTGTAGGTAGGGGTGATGGTCATCTCGCTTTAAATAACGATGAGACCGGAAAATTCATTTGTTTCTATCACGTCTTGTCGCCTACTGACGAAATAGGCGAGCACATTAACAGGTTACAGCGAAACAAGGCAACCGGCATGTTCATCCACAAACAATTTCTTGTTGATGATTTTACAGAAGATCAAATGCGATTTATCTTGCAAGATGGAGGATACAAGTGTAATCTAGGTGTTATTGAGATTTATACTTCTGCATGCGTTGCCGGTGTAAACCAGTATAGAGACGACATTATTTTTTAGTTTTTGGTTAGGAGGGGGGGTTATGAATAGAGAGATTTGGTTTAGGGCTTGGGACAAAAAACAAAAGCAGATGGTTTATAAGTTTATGACTGGCAACACAGCTGATTCAGAAAATCACTTTTGGACTTGCCCGCAAACAT